TAATTGATCATTGGGCTCTTTCATACAAATGCCGCGGCTGTAGTTGCTGTGATATAGGCTGAAACTGCAACATTAGCTGCTTGCAAGGGGCCCTGAATTGTTGCCAACGTTGCACTATCAGCGTTCGTTAAATCAGGGATGCTATTGAGGGTTTCTGACAATAGAGCTAATGCACTGGAAATGCTGGGGTTTGAGATGGCATTGGCAATATCCAGAGATTCCTGCATGATTCCTAAGATCGCATCATTGTAGGAAACCGGCAGAAGAATGGTTACAGGATTTGCTTGATCTTCTAGAATTTCTACAGTGATTCGGTAAGGAATTTCATAGGTTGCATGGAATTGACAAGAAAAAGTTTTAATAACAACTAAATAATAAAATTGAGAATAAACAAGCGGGACTGGTATGCCCCGATTTTTTAGATCATCTAAAAAACGTGCTCGAAAAAGTGCTGTCGCTCCTCGGAATTGCCCAGACCATGAAATTGGAGCATCATCGCGTCCCATTATATCGATCACTCTCTTACCGCCGATTAATGTTTTTTTAGAAAGCATTTGCTCACCGCCAAAAGGCATTGATTCTGGAATTTCATAGTCAACAAATGTAATTGGCCCAAGCGTGAGCGTCACCTGAGGCATTAAAATCCCCCTGTTGTGTTAACACTCGTTGGTGCTGGCGTTAAACTTACATTGATGCCTGAACCAGAACTAATAGTACCACTTCGATTGAGACTATCTGAGGTGTTTCTATGGATTACATCGCCTACTTTTTTTGAGTCAAGATAAACATCTCCATGGACTTGCCCTGACGCATTCATATTGACGGGAGAATGAAACATCTTACCAAGCGCATTATAAGAATCTGGTGAAATAGTTAATCCAGACACATGAGAAACAGGTACCGAAGTATGATTCCCCAAATTCCTAAATGTTAGGGCGTTCCAAACTGTTTTTAAATCGGATTTTGAAGGAATAATTGTGACTTTGGATAATGCTTGGAAAATTTCACTTAAATGATCAATATAATTCGCAAGCATATTCATTCCAAAAATAGTCCCAGGTTTCGCAAACTCTCCAAAACTGGTTGCTAGAGAAGAGAACGATTGCCTTAATCTTTCCGCTGATCCTGCTTGAGAATTTCGCGCTACACCCATAAGTTGATCCATAGACAAAAGTCCAGAGTATTGCGCACGTGACCTAGCTGCTTTCTCTCTATTTTTATAAATAGTGGCTGCTAAACGAGAAGGAGTATTCCCGAGATGAACATCAGCTTCTAGAATATCCGCATTTGATGTAATTCCGGCCTTATTTAGCAGCGGAAACCAGACTTTTTCAAAAAAATCTTCTGGATCGCTTGCAAGAATATTTTTATATTTTGGATCTAATCTTCCGCCATGAAATAGACCAATACTTTCAAAGAACCCGGCATCACGTTGAGTAAGCCTTACGCCTCCAACCAGACGTTGGTTTAAAGTTTGTAATGCAGTTCCCACGGTGGTTGGTTTTAATTCCTGCATAATAGGCTCTAAAGCCATCAGAGCTTCTGGAGTTATTTTAGATGCTTGCGAATATCGTCGGAAAAACGATAAATAATCAGTTGGGTTAATCGTTCCACCCGATACAGTATACATATGCATGACCGCTTGCAGTTCTTTTGCGATATCTCCAATATTCGATCCTCCACGAATTTCAGCAATTCGAACGGCGCTCTTCATTTGATCTTCTGACAAACCTGAGTAAATTGATTTTGCAATATAACCAACCTTCGCTAATTCAGGAGCTAATTTTAGGGCATCAGAGAACCTTCTAGTTGCCATCTGCGCATCAACTAATGCTTGTGCTTGAGCGATGAAAGAAATTCCGGGCAAAATTTGCTGAGTTGAGGATAAAGCTTGGTGCATCTCTGCTGGACTTCTCCCGGTAGCGCGCAATTGATCTATTAACTTGTCATATTCCATCGATGACTCATATCCAGATCGAGCAAACATAGCGCCACCGAAAGCAACGCCCGCGCCAACGCCGCCCCATGCAGATAGATTGGATAATGCGCTCATTTTCCCTGCGCCGGGGATTCCTGCATGGTATAAACTATGGAATGGGATATGCTGTCTAGAATTAGGCCGTGAGCCAAAAGATGCGTCTCTCCTAATCCTCCTCGTATTTTCATTGACACTCATTCGAATTCTAGGATTGATTGCCCGAATATTTTTTAGTCTATTTAATGATGCAGCAGCTATGGTGCTTTCAGCTGCTACAGATCTTAATTCCTCAGACACTCTCGCTAAACTACTGGTGAAAAATAAGCTTGTTGAATTAGTTCCGTCAATGACCTCTCCCATCCTTCTGATACTAGCATTGGTCATTGGAAGAATTTTATTAACGACCGAAAAATTAGCGGTGAATTCTTTTATTCGAGGATTAATTGTCACCAAGGACTTATCGATTATAATTAACCCTTTCCCAAAAAAATTTAATTTACTATTTAATGCGGGCAGGAGTTTATCTACTTTTTGTATCGCACGCGCAAAACTTAGCATTTTTCTAGATGCGTCACCTTTAAGGTCGAGAGAAGCCCATATTTTATATGCTTCCATAGGACCTCAATCTTAATTTAATGGGCTGATTACATATCCAGTCTCTTAGCATTCCCCCCATGACGGAATTAATAACCGGTGGAGATTGGTACATGGTTGCGCCAATCATGGATCTGGGAGCCATGTATCGAGTTCCCTCTTCTTGATAGACCATAATTTGACTAGTAGAACCTAACAAAATTTTATGAAGACTAGGAATATACGAATAGCTGATACTTTCTTTTAATTCTCCAGTTCTATATTCGGGATTATAATCGGCATTGAAGACATATCCTTGGCGCTCTTTATCTTTTTTAGTAGATTCTTTTAAAGGAGCCCATGCTGCAAATGGTCCGGCAGTTTCTTGATAATGACCAATCTTATCTTGAGCTTCTTTTTCTAAAATTTTTCCTAAAAACTCTGAAGCTTTTGCTTCATATTTATCAAATGATTCTGCGACTTTTAAGATATGCTTTGCAAAAGCACTCAAACTTTTAAATTCTTTTGCCATTATCGTCTATCCTCAAAAGTCATTGTGTGGAAATTGAATTTCTTTTGAAATTCTTGTTCGTTCAAAATGATCCAAAAACCTAAACGCATTTCTTCATCTAAAGAAAAAGCTCGTTCTTCTGAAAATCCATTTTTGACTAAATAAAGACACTGCTGGAAAGCAGCATCTTTTACGATTTTTTTATGTTTTCAATTTGCTCCTTTTGAGGAGTTAAGGATTCATTAATTGCTTCAGCAATTGCTGTTATCCCTTCATTACCAAGTCTTTGCAGTGAAGCTAGACATTCTTGATAAGAAAGTGGCCTTTCTATCACCTGATTATCAATTTTAGCTACATAAATAATAGGAAGCATCATGCTATAACAGGTAGGGTTTTTAGCATCCTCACCCAATGACTTATTCAAATAATATTGATCCATCACATTAGGTTTCCTTAATATGATTGTTCTGCCTAATTCATCTTTTATTTCTTTACCATCAAATGACATAAATACCTCTTAATTTATAGCGCCTGACGTCGGCTGCACTCAAAAGAAACTGATTGGGTAATAACTTCTTCACCTGACGCTGTCCCAGCATCGTCATAATTAAGCACGACGTCCGAAAAGACATATTGACTGGTGCTTCCATTAATTTCGGTAATGGTTTGAGTAATCGTGCAATTAATTTGATCACCTCCTAAATAATAAGCGCTTTCTTGCTGATTAAAATAATCATCAATTGCAGATGATCCTCGATCAAACTCAAATGTCCCTTCCCATCCTTTATAAAACTTAGGATGTCGAGTGCGCCCGTCAATATAAACTCGTGATTCAATATTCGAAACTTGTTTAGATTTAAAACTACGAAGCAACTCAAATTTTTTAACTCCACTTGGATCTGTAATAGTCAACTTGACACTCTGACCAGCTGACAAACCGTCTAATGACATAATTATCTCCTGCTAGATTGAATTAATTGGGGTGGTGAAGCTTGAACGCTAATACTTCCGGTTTGAGCATTTAAATTAACAACCAAGTATTGAGTAATTGAGAAGAGTGAAACATTTACATCACACTGCATATAGCCTAAAGCTACGCGACTATCTGGGTTATTGCTCGCATCAAGAATTACTGTAAATGCGGCTGCTGCATTACCCGGTTGATTAACATCTCCAATCATACCTAAAGTAAATAAATTCATTAGGAATGTTTGAACAGAATTTTTTGCCTGTAATCTTAAATCTGGGGTTTGTGGCTCACCAACAAATGGACCCATTCCTTGCGAGATAGTCAAACCTAAGAAATTAATCATACGAGGATAATTATCAGTTTGAGTAAGTGGATTACTACTTGTATTTACACCTAAACGGCATCCAAAGAAATTTCCGGAAGGAATCGGCCTTGTAATTACGTCCATTCTTCCTAATCGAATTTGAGAAAGTTCAGCATCAGAATATAATCGACCTTCGGCAGTCTTTTGAGTTGCGATAATTCCTGTCATAGGTTTATTTAAAGAAGATCCACTGGGAAGTTGAGTGACAATAGTTGCCGCCATAAAAGCTTGCGGGCTTACATAACGAGTAACATTATTGAATGGATCATTTATTTGAATCCAATCACCCTGTGCAAGCTTGAATCCGTAATTATTTATCCCAGAAGTTTGGAGTAGCGTGGCAGCACCACTGATATTATCTTGATAACCGGCTGCCACAGTTCCAACGACATAACAAGATTCTCCTGTTGCGCTCGATGCAAATGCCGCTTGCTGTGGCCAATAAGTAGGATCATCCGCATCAGCAAGTATAAGTACAGAACCAGCCGCGATAAGTCGTGCTGCGTACATGCCTTTTCTAGGATTGGTGGTATCATCACCCACCAAAGTTTGGCTAGTAACTGCCGAGCTGCCATCAGTTCCACCTGTAAGGGTATAAGAATCTTGATCAGGCGCCGTGACTGATCCAATTTGAATCGTGATCACGCCGCCTCCAGTACCGCCGCCTCCGGTTACAGATGGGGTTGATAAAGTGGTATATCCTGTTCCTCCAGCACTGACTATAATTGATAAAAGACCCCAAAGTACATTGAAAGTTGCTCCAGTTCCGGACCCAGAAGTTGACCCTTGGGAGACTGGACTTGAGGGTAATACCGTGTAATTTCCCGGCGTGCTAACATTAAAAGTCGCAATAGCGCCAGAGCTAACCGTCAGTACAGTAATCACTATGGCCGTGGTGAAAGTGCCGCCAGTCAAAGTAATGGTGTCTCCAGAAGCATATCCTGTTCCAGATGCGCCGATGGTAGCCGAAACGGCTTTCATCCTAGGTGATAAGGAAGCGCCTGTTCCTGGGCTGCCCACTGAGATGCTTGGTAAAGTTGCATAAGAACCAGATGTCACCACATTACCAGCTGAAATGCTAGTCGGCAGGCTCGCTATAACGATTTGAGAGGGGCCACGAGCAGTTGATTGACCGCTGTTCACAGCGCTGACTAAGTTCTGCCAAAAAACTGCGCCGGAACCACCGATATTATCAAATACCTCAGGAATCCCACCAGAAATATAGACGCTCAACTTGTATGATGGAAAAGAAGAGGTGTAGCTTGATCCAATTCCAATAACAGCATTAATTGAATTGCCTACACTACCAGTATAAATACCTGTAAGATAAGCTCCAATTCCTGAACTGGTGTCGAGTAAGGCAATTGTTGAGGCAGTGTCTGTCCCATCTGTTACTCGGATACCTCGGAAATTAGTAACACCTAAAGAACTTTCAATAAATGCCGCTGTCATTAGGTCATACTTTATTGGCTTAGGACTACCAAATGCACTGATTCCTTCTTCCATACTACCGAACACGACTGGGGAGTTTACCGGGCCCCACGAAGCGGAACCAACCATAATAGCTAAATCCGTAGGAACGCCATTTAACAAAACATTCGGAGGCACTTGTTGAACGTAAACATTGGGAACACTAAGAGATGCTAAATTGATCGCACCTTGTGGAAATACCGGCATAATGCCTCCTTAATTCTTTAATGATTTAACGACCATATGGCCTTCATGACAAGCCAATACATTGATCACTTCTTGAGGATCAGAAATCTGATCACCTTTTTGATAATTCCTGAAAGGAGATTTAACTACTAGAAAATAAGGTGATTCGATTTTATGTTCTTTTTTTTCTGAAATTTCTTCAGCCTGTTTTTGTTTTTTAGACACATATTCTCCTATGCTGCGATTTGCAGACTATTCACATACGGATCAGTAAT